CGCCACCACGGTGTTGAGTTCAGGCATAATGTGTGGTGTCTGCTGTGATGTCGGCGCGGTTGTCGCGCCATCTTCGGCAGCGGGAGTGCTGGCCGTAGAAATCTTGTTTTGTTCCTCGGAGATGTCTTCCTCCTGGTCAAGTTGGGCTGCAAGCGCTTTGAACCAGTCACGGCCGGCGGCGCCTCCCCATAGGTTGGCTGCTACGTCGGCCGGGCTGTCAGCCTCTGCATCGAGGAAGCGCTCATTGCGTGCCCACCAGGCCGCGGCCTTGAGCACCTTTTCGGAGCTGGGCTCCTCGCCCTTGATGAGGTTCCTTGCGTCAATGACGGTAGATTGCTCCAAGCCGTCACCGGCCAGGCCTGCCTCGTATTGGCGAATGCCACGCTCGAGGTTAGTTACAACCTGGGACGGCGCAGTCTTGGTCACTGCCCGAGGATGCCAGCAGGCAGCCATTGCAAGCTGCTCAGTGCTCTTGTCGGCCAGGCCAAACTGGATGGCCTCCTGGGCGGTAAACCATGTTTCCGCGGTCATTGCCGCACGGATCTGGGCCGAGGTCTTGCCGGTGCGCTTGGTGTAGATACCGGCCAGGATCTCGGCGTGCTGGTCGAGGGCGTTGGCCATCTTCCGCATATCGTCTGAGGTGCCTGCAACCATTCCAGATGGGTCGTGAATCATGAATAGAGAAGCCTCAGCCATCTCGATGCTGTCGCCTGCCAGGGCTATAATTGAAGCAATAGAGGCAGCGATGCCGACCACCCGTGTGGTCACCGGCGCCTGCCGGCCTCGAAGCATATTGTAGATTGCCAAGCCGTCCCAGACGTTGCCACCCGGGCTGTTGATCTCGACCACCAGGGGGCCTGGGCCGACAGACTGGAGAGCGTCCGAGAAAGCCTTGGCTGAAATACCGGAACCGCCAAACCAGTCTTCACTGATCTGGTCGAAAATTTGGAGCACCGCCGGCTCATTAGCTGATGCTCTTGGGCTGTAGGAAAGCCAGTTGGTAACTTTAGTCATTCGGTTTTCTTGGCTCTGGTTTTCCGCTTCTTGGGCTCGAGCACTGCGACCACCTCTTCAATGGGCTCGGCCGGGATCGGATCGGGCATTTCTTCGGAAGGGGGCTGCTCGAGAGCGGCCGCGGCCGGCTCCGGTGCTATCGGCTGCTTTTGAGCGGTCGAGATCTGTGAGACGTCCAGGCCGTACTTAACCGCCAGGTCTTGGATGTACCGGGCCTGTTGAGCCTTGGCCTCCAAGGCGGATCGCCAGTCGATGCCTCGGGCACCGTAAATCTCGTCGTAGGTGGTAATGCCGGCACCAAGCTCGTTTAGCTGGGCGGCAGAGTTGCGTCCGACGTCGACGTTAGGGGCTCGGGGCGCCTGGATGGCCACCTCGTACCAGTCGTCAGGGCTGTCCCTGAGAGTCGGGTCGGTGCGGATGGCGTACTCCATGACGTATTCCCAGATACGTCGGGCGGCCGAGGCCATGACCTGGTGACGGCTGCGGAACCACACCGATGACATATCGAGTGAGCCCCGGTAGACGGTGCCCTGCATCGACTCTGGGAATACCAGGACGTAAGGAATGCCGACGCCGGCGCACACCTTCTCGGTCAGGCTGCGCCAGTACTCGCGCATATTGACGTTGGGGCGGTCAGCGCTGAACTGCTCGAACTCGTCGCCAGTCTTCATGACCTTGACCGAGGCGCCGAAAATGTTTTCGTAGTAGTTCTGGGCGGTCCCCTGGGATCCAGCAACACCAGATCGGAGGCTGGTTGCTTGGACCTCGCCGGAGCTCGTCTTGATCACCTGGGCCACGCTCGAGGCTAGCTTGCAGGACTCCATCTCGAGCTTCTGGAGGTCGTCGAGGTCGTGCAGGTCGTTAATGACGCAGGCGACAAAAGGCAGGCCGCGGAGCTGGCCGGCACGTTGGGCCTCGTAGATGTGGACAACCGAGTCGGAAGAAATGGAGCGGATGTCGGTAAGCTGTCCCTGCTGCTGTTCCTGGCCGCAATAGAAGGAGATGGCCCGACCTGTCTTTGGGTCGAACCGCACACCGTCGAACACATCGGGAAGGCCCTCCTGGCCAGCGGGAGTGGAGACCTGCTGCGGCTCGATTAGCTGCAATCGGGGCCGGCCGGTCTCGCCTTTGGTCAGGAGGATAAAGGATTCCCCGTCGTAGAACCAACCACGGGCGGCTAGGCTCATGAGGGTGCCAAAAGATTGCCGGGATCCGATGTCAGGATAGCGGCTCCAGGTGTCCCACCATTTTTTGGCTCGGAGATTCCAGTCGGGATTTGAGCTGGCCGGTTGAACGGAGAAATTGCTGCCGACCGTATAGTTCTCAAACAGGTCGCCTAGGCGATTCATCACCGCGTTGTTCTGCTCGAAGAATCGGGACTTTCGGACGATCTGCTGCCGGGTGCTGGAGGTGACGTCGAACCGTACCGAGGTGTAGCTGGTGTCCAGGAAGGACCGGCGGATCGAGTTGGACGCGCCCTCGTAGCGGTCGACAGGCGCCGACCGGAACTTGCTCAGGATGGTGTCGAGGAATCCCATTAGCTCATGCCTCGATAGCTCGCCTCACGGCGGAAGTTGGAGAAGTCACCGCCGAAACTGGTGGCTGCAACCAGAACCACGCCCACCATCTTGGTGTAGATCTGGGCGTCGGTAGGGCTGGTGATGCCGTCCTGGTTCAGGTAATAGACAGCCAGGTCATAATCGTCGACCAGGCTCTCCCACATCTCGACCATCTCGGAAGGTGTGGGGGCACCTTTGCCGGGCTCGGCGAACTCGACCGACACATCGGAGGATGATGTCGACCGAACCACCTGACCGGACTCAATCACTGTTGCCGCGGCGATGGACTTAGCAGCCAGGGCAGCCAGGAGCGTCACACCGCCTAGTGTCGAGTAGACACTGCGGAGATAGGCCCTCTTGATGGCTACGGTAAACGTGAACACCTCGGGCGGATCTTCACCGATCGCAGGGTGACTTCAATAGGTTAGCTGGCTATTGACTCACTTGACGTAACCAGATCATTCCAAAGCATCACCATGGCGAGCTGCATGATTTCGCAGTCGTGCAGATGGTCGGGCCACTTTTGATTTCTCTTAACCCAGACGTGCTTGATACGGCCGGCTCGATTGGCTTGGGGTCGTAGGACGTGAGAGTCGAGGTGTCGCCAGTACAGGTCGGGCTCGGCGATGTAGGCACCTTCGGCCTGGACGCTGGGCGGATCCTGATGGACGCCCCATTCCCGGTCGATGTCGCCCTTCCTTAGCCTGGAGAGCATATCGCGGAGGTGCTCGGTGTCGAACACTAGGAGGGGCTGCACCACGTCGGTCCTCATCGAGGATGATGTCGACAGGCCGAAAGGATGCACCGCCCCGGTGGCTGCTGTGAACCGGGCGCCGGTCTCTCGGCCTTTGAGCGGCATCCAGCCGATCACCATGGGCTTCCTGAGGCCGCCTTCCGGTGGGTAACGGAGGCCGCACGGGAAGGTAATCGGGTTGGAGGTCACCGAGGCATAGGAGGCACAGGCGTCGTAAACGGTCTGGGTATTGAAGCCCGAGTCGATGCCGACATCCATGTCATGGACCTCGAGGGCCACCTGCACCCGGCGCAGGGCTGCGAAGTCGTCGGCATGGCCGGCAGCAATCAAGGTAGAGTTGCCGTCTTTCCACTCGCGGCACACCCACCACAAGAACGGCGCCACGGCCTGAACGTCGGCGGTCAGGTAGCGGCGGCCGCCATCGACGGTCACGGTGGCCGAGGTCTCGGTGCGCTCCTGCTGCACGTCCTGCTGCTCCCAGGGCTCGGCCAGGTTGCCGTTGATGAAGCCTTGAAGGCCGGCCATTGATGCCTTGGCCTCGAGGAACGAGACCGCCAGATAGCCCCAGGTGCACTTGCGGTCGGGGCTATAGAGGCTGGACAGGTGATAGGACCGCACACCAGGCATGGCGTTTGGGTTCTCTGGGCGCCATTGGCCATGTCGTAATGCTGCCACCTTGTGAGAGTCGGTGATTTTGCCTTGGCATAGCTGACAGACGTAGTGAGCCGAGGATCGGATCTTGCCCAGGTCGTGTTTGCCGTCCTCGGCCTTTGCGTCGTCCCAGGTGACCTGGCGCCATTCGAGTTTGATGAACTCCCGGCAGTGTGGGCAGGGCAGGTAGTAGCGGCGCTGGTCACCGCGGAGGAAGCGCTGCCAGATCCGTCCTTCGACCACCGTCGGTGTGCTGGTCATAAAGGCCTTGGAGCTGGAGAAGCTCTTGAGTCTTTGCTCGGCCAAGTCGAGAGCGTCGGCCTCCCGGGCTGTGGCCTCGGCGAACTTGTCGACCTCGTCGGCTATCAGCACCCGAAC